ATGCAAATGAGAGAGCAATTGCTGGTACAATTTTAAGTAATGAATCATCGAATAGAAGATTAGATCGTCAGATTAGACGAGATAGAACCCTAGAGAGACAAGGTGATACAAGATTAGGACAGGCTGATGCTAGAATTAAACAGGGAGATGAGAGACTTAAAGTAGCTAAAGCAGTAGCTAGAGGTGGACAGTTCCAAATGGATAAGTCTACTGGACAAGGTAAAATGATTTTTAAAGATGGTAGTTCTATTCCAGTAGATATTAATCAATTACCTGAAGAGGATTTACTTGAATTACAACAGAAATACTCATTAGAACGTATTGATGAAAATGCTCAAAATAGACCTGGTAATAGAGATAGAGTTCGTATTGATACAGTAGAAGATCCTAATAATCCTGGTAAACGAATATTGGTTAAAGTTAATCTTGATACCAATGAAGTTACACCAGTAACTCTTAATACAGGAACTAAAAAGACTAATGTGACACCAACTACACGTGAGAGTGCCACTGAACAGTCTAAGACATTAGATGTTAGAGCATTAGAATTAAAGAATAGCAATCCTAAATGGGCACCATATATTAAGATGGATAAGAGTGGTAAATTTAGAGAGATCACAACTCCTGGTTTACTATTCGGCCCAGATCAGGATATGTATGATCAGATATCTAGAGCCTTATATGGTGATAAAGCTCCTATCAAGGCTAATACTAATGTTAATACTAATGGCAAAAGAGCAGATGGCAAAGTACACGTTAAGCGTAAATCAGATGGTCAAATAGGATGGGTCACAAATCCTGACTCGAAGCTTTACGAGGTGATACCATAATGCCAAATTTCTTGACTAGGCCATTAACTGATAAACCTCGTAAATTAGCTGATATGATAGCTGAAGAAATAGACAATCAGAAATCTACAGGTGATAGAGGATTAGTTAAACCATTCATGGCAGGAGCAGTACAAGGATTAGGAGATGTGGTATCTGATTTCACTTCTCCACTAGGTATTGCTAGCATAGCTGCTGGTCCTGTTAGTGGCATGGTAAAAGGAGCTAGGGGATTAGGAGCTATTGGACGTTTAGCCGGTGAAGCTGGTGAATTATCTAATCCTATGAGTAGAGTTGGCCGCAATCTAGCTGAATCAGAAAAGATATTTAATGTGGTAGATGATGCTGGTAGGGTATTAACTAATCCAGGTGGATATGCTGGTCCTATAGTTAAAGGTAAAGAAATGACTAGAGGAACCGTAGAAGCCGTAGAGAAATTAAATCAAATGAAGACTGCTGTTAAGACTAAGATTAAACCTCCAAGAAATCCGAAGAAATCTGGAGGCTTTGATTACTAATGCCTGATGATTTTGAACCAGATGATTTCGAAGCTGATGACTTTGAGTCTGATAATAATCCTAGTTGGTTAGATCGTATATGGACAAGTCCAACTGAAGAAGCTAGACAGACTGGTAGAAGAAATGTAACTAGTCGTCCTGATACATCTTGGTTTGGTGGTTACGAGCCATTCTTTGAGGATATACGTAGAGGATTATCTAATAAGATTGGTATGTCACCCATGATACCACAGGCTCTAAAAAAGCCGCTTAATATAGCTTTAGATTTACCATTAGTTGAATTACCTCAGACTATAGCTGATATGTTATCTACTCCAGAAGTAATAGCATCACCTGCATTATTAAGAGGTAAAGTACCAGAAGTTAAATTTCCTATTGAAGAACCTCCAACTCCAAAACTAAAACCTAAAGCTTTGCCACCTGGTAGAGATCCCTATATTGGTGGTCCTGGTGGCTTACAAAGACAGTCATTACTTACACCACAAGAAGAAGCTAGACTTGCTGGACATGAATTCATTATAGATGAAAATGGTGATATCGTACCCGCTGGATATTCTACTCCAAGAACTGGAACTATATTAGAGACTGAACGTCCACCTAAACCATTCTATACAGCACATGAACAACAGGGTGGAACAGCATTAGAAATACCAGAATCAGATAGATATTTACGTGGTAATGAATTAGGATTTGATGCTGTTAGTCAAGGACCATTAGAGTATCCATTAAACGTAGTACCAGAATCAGTCAGGCCACGCTTTAGTCAAGAGGTAACACGAAGTCTCAGTCGTGAAGCACCGGCAGAAATGACTGAAGCTGAGAAATTTACATTTGAGAATGAGCAAGTTCCTCCTAAAGCTCCTGAGCCACTACCACGTGAAGGAACTAGATTAGGAACTGATATCCTATTACCTCCTGCCATTAAGCAGGCAAGGCAAGCGAGAACTAATACAGGTCTTAATATTGATGAAGCTACAGTAGCTAGAGTTCCTGAACCATTACAGGCTCCTATTCAGGCAATGATTGAAACGGAGTCTAAATTACCATCTCCCTGGAAAACTGTATATACACAATTAGAACAATTATCTCCTACATTAGCAGTGAAAGCTAAGAGAGCAGTACAAATAACTAGACAATATGATGCTCAATGGATACCTGATTTTGAACATGCTATTAATAAATTATCAACACAGCAAAAAACTAACTTTGGTTCTTATGTTGAAGGTACTTTACCTATTACTGATGTTAAGGTTCAGAAGGCTGTTGATATATGGAGAACTGTAGAAAATGCTATTGGAGACAAGGCTACTGATTCAGGTCTTAGGCTCTTTACTGATTCTAAGAAGTGGATTCCATTTATCAAGAATACTGAAAACTATTGGCCTCATATCCCAACCGAAAAACAAGGTACTGGAATCATCCAGAAATTGGTAGATTCTGGTATGTCTCGTAGTGAAGCTAAAAGAGTAGAAGGATACTATCGTAAAAATGGAGAATTAATTGTTGGTGCTCAACATGCACGAGAAGTAAAATCTAATATCCCATATCGTATGGATGCTGATGCTGGATTACAACATATTCGATCTATGTCTAAGAGAATAGCACAACATGAAGAGTTTGGTCCTATGGACGTTAAAGGTAAAGGAGCTGAAGGAATTAGTGATTTAATTGAAGCTACTAAAGATCCTAATTTAGCTAGTAAGTTAATGGAGCGCATCATCGGACGTGATGAAAGATCAAATGCTACATTAAATAAGTGGTTAGATAGATCACGTAAATTTGCCGCTCTCGCTCACCTTCAGAATTTTACTTTACCTAATATGATTCTAGGCCAAGGAACTACTGCTTTAAAGAGTTCACGATATCCTATTGCCTCTATGAAAGAAGTGTTAAATTTATTCTCTAAACGTTATCGTGGTGAAATGGCACGCAGTGGAGTATGGCAGAATTTTAATCACACACTAGCCGAAGAAATGTCTAGGTTTGACCCTTATATGATTGGTCCTGGTGAGACATTCAATAGAGGAATTGCTGGTGCCGTTGGCAAGGCTGTTGCTAGAGAGGCGCTTAAAGAATTACGTCGCAATCCAGCATCTAAAGCAGCTAGACAAGAACTATCTAATCTTGTACTAGAGGATGTAGATCAAGTTGTTAGACAGAATGAACTTACTAGTAAACAATTAGATATGGCTGCTGGCAGAATGGCTGAAGTTACTCAGGGCTTAAATGTCCCTGGTAACTTACCATTTGACTGGTCTAATCCTGTAAGTAATATACCTAACTTTGCTGCTCAATTAATGTTACAATTTAAGAAGATGGGATATCAGGCTACGAAGAATGTATGGGATTCAATTGATCCACGTAAAGTTGGAGTTGCGCAATCAGCTAAAAATGTAGCTTTATGGATTGGTATTTCTCAGGTTGTAGGTGAGTTAACAGGAGATATAAAGGCTGGTGCTAGAGGCTTATGGACTGGTAATCCAGACGAACGAGTTAGAGATCGTGGAGATTGGTGGCTTAATAGTAATGGTATTAGTTCTGATATGATTGATGGTGTAGCTTCTAACGCTGGTGTGCCACCTGAAATGATTGCTAGAATGCTGGACAATGCATCACAGTCATTCATGTTGGGTTTACCAGCCGATTTAATCATGTCATCAACTTATGGTCCTGCATCATTGCTTAGTGCATTATCAGGTCCAGTAATATCTGATGCTGCTAAGCTATTCTATTATAGCCTAACTGGTAACTTTAGAGGACTAGGGAAGGAGGCCATCAAAATGGCCCCCGTTCCAGGTTCTTCTGGCTTATCTGAATCTATTTTTACTGAAGATTAATGTCTAGTTCCAAACATCTTTTTAGCTATTATATTACTAGCACTTAATTCTCCAGTGATAACATCTTTTAATAAAGCATGAGCTACTATGATAGCTGCTTGATCTGGGCTAAAAGCTTTATCACCTACTACTATAACAATCCAATCTTCACCACCTAATTCGAACATAGCTGCATTTTCATCATGACAATATTTAATCAGTTCTTCTATTACTTCTCGTGGTACTTGCATCATTCTCTCCTTGAAGTTCTCTAGCAACTTTTAATTCTAATCCATATTGTAACAGCTGATTTAGTTGACTATTAGGCATCATCTTAATGAGATCAAATAATTCATAATTAAGTTTATTAGGCTGAGCTCTACGCTCTCGTCTTGATGCCATCCATAAACAGGTGATAACAGCTATATCTCTTTCTGTATCTTCGATAGACTCATTAGATGGCATCTTCTGGCTACTCTCCAAGTTGGCCAGACGATATACTTTCTCACCGATACGGCCAATGAATCCAGCATCTTGCTCACTATGAGAAAAAAGTGTGCTAAGCATGCCAGCAAAGTAGTAGTTACCGTAAGGATTAGAGTTGGAAGCATAGTCATGACTTTTCCTGTCGTGAGTTTCTGCCATTTCTTCTAATAAAGAATAGAAATATTGACTACCATGTCTATCTCTAGCTTTAGTAGTACGACCAGCTTCCCCTTCATAAGCTCCCATAGAACTAGCAACGGCTGGATTACCTTCTCTACTAGTATCTGACATGATTTAGCTTACCTCCTGAGTTGAGGATTTGTTGTAAGGCTCCCCAGAATTTACGATGATTATATATCATAGCCTGTTCAGGTCTTCTCCTTTGCATATAGAAGTACATTAGGGCTCTCTTGCCCCATTTTCTGTTTGATGCTTTGCCCATTTTAAATTTTCTCCTTTTCTGGACAAGTATTATCACAACAACAATGGCAAGCTTTAACTCCGCGCTTTCCCACTTTACAACCAGCAAACTGCTCTCTTATTCTAATATGTTGAACTCCTGATGGAAGTTTAAATATATTAGTTTCAACCCAAGTAACTCCATTCCATCGTTCAATAATTCTCATAATCTAAAGTGCCGGAAGAGGGAATCGAACCCTCATGATTTTTCAATCAACGGATTTTAAGTCCGCAGCGTCTACCAGTTCCGCCATTCCGGCGATATTAATTAAAAGCAACCTCCATTAGAACAATATTGATTGATAGCTGCAATACAAGCTGCATCACCACCACAACCACTATGTGCATATGCTGCATATAATAAATATGCTGCTCCTACTACAACCCACGGAAACCACCAAGGACTTCCACCGGTCCCCCAAAAAATTGTCATATTTTCTTCTCCTTCTCTCTTCTATTTCTACCTCTACTAACTGAGCCACCTTTTTTACCTGCTAGCCTGGCTTCATCAGAAGTCCACTCATGAGCAGTGCCTTTCTTATGCGCTGCTCTACCTCCTAATGAAGCTATTTCTCTTTGTCTATCTTTATTCATGCTAGCGAAACCTCTATTCTCTGTTCTCATTTTGATTTCCTTTGAGAATCGAAACCCTTTAATTTTATTCTTCCTTTTTCTATTTGGTAGGCTATAATAATCAACAATAGGACCATGTCCTTCCTGAAATTTGTTTACCCTACTCACTTTTCAAAAGTCCTCACAAGTTGTGCAATTTTATCTACTATTTGCATAGCTTCTGAGTCATCTCTATTAATCCATTCATCTTTTAAAATTCTATAAAGAGTTTTAAGCTCACTTTCGTTAGGATACCATGCATTAGGATATGGCTGACAGGTATGTGTAGATATAAATTGTTGATAAGCTATATCATTACATTCGTTACATAATGATATATATGGCTTAAATCCAATATAAAGACTCATAATTTCATCAATCTTTCTAACACATCAAGGCTATTATGTCCATCCCACTTAGGTGTCCTTTCTACTTCAGGAATTTTAAATTTATCCCAATGTTTTAATTTATAATGATAACTAATTTGTTTACCACCTACTATAGCCATCACAATAAAATACTCACCATCAAACATAGTACCATCGTAATGAAGTTTGGATTTCATTACTCTCACATAATTACCACCATAGTATTGTTGGATAGGGATTGCAGCTAATAAATTAAACAAAGCAATATTAAGGGCCATTCTATGCTGATAAAGTTCATGCATTGTATGATAGCCATCACTTATATTATCAGCTTCAACTTGAATACCATATTTATATGAATCATGATTTAATTGATCTATGTAAGGCATTGGGGATATTGATGAATCAGATGTGATAAAAAATGTTTTCATTCTTTCACCCTCGCCTGTTTGAAGTTGTTGTATGACTCTAATGGTTCACCATGTAAATGAATTATCCAATCTAAATTAGAACCTACTCCCTCTTTAACTCGTCTAATCCATTTCATTTCTAATAATGTATCTATAATTCTATCTAGCACAGCAGGATCGAAATGACCATATCCTTGGACTAGTAATTCAGTTCGACTCAGCTTATTGCAAGGAGCTGAAATTAAATAGTCCACAACTCTTTTAGTAGCACTTGCTAGTGGATCAAGTCCACTGCCTTCAGATGCTTTGCGTGCAGCATAGATAAGAGATGTAATGGATTCGATTGATTCTCGAATATCTTCTTCATTTATTACACCAGCATTATTGTATCTAGCTAAGCAAAGACACATAGATACTTTGAGTACATGGTCTGGAACTCTATTTACAAATCCAGTTCTGTCGTTATAATCTGCTTGATTGCTTCTCCATTGTCTTCTCCATGTATTATACATTTCTCTGGCTTTACCATTAGGTATTAATCTTATCTTCCTTTTCGATATTTCTATAAGATGCGGCACGTAATGTGGTACTATATAATTAGTAAATCTATCTTCATCTATCTTATCATCGTCATCTTCTACATCTATCAGATCCAAATCTTTGGATCGTTTCTCCTCATAGATAACGAGGTTACGTCCGATATATCCTCCTTCAATATTTGCTTGAGGTATTGAGTCATAAAAGTGAGAGGGACTAGATCCAAAAAGACAAGTGATGTATGGTTCTTTAAGTTTCTCTGCCCCATCACCCTTAAGGAGATTTGTCCATTGTGGATTATAGTTTCTATCGTACAAGTCTGTAAGGATTGTAAGACTATCTGGATCCTGGATAATTGCTGTACTGAGTTCGCCATTAACAATAAATCCTCTAGAGTCAGTGATAACTGGTTTTCCTGATATGCTTTTAGTTGTCGCAAGCTCTTTAACAATTGCTTGGATACTACTTCGTCCAGCAATGACTCTCGTAACGTCAGCACTTTGTACAAGACGCTTAGAGAGATGAACTGGAAATCCTTTGCCAAGTCCTGATTCTCCTAGAAGCATTACATAGATGTTAGGATAATATAATAGATTACCTTTAAGTGTCCTAAGCGTATAGTTATTAGCCGCTACTGCCGAGATTGCTGATACTAATGACCAGTAAATCCAACTAGTTGGTGTCTCAACATCTTGATGCTCTTGAACTAAATCCTTAATCCAACTGCCATTATTTAATGTCATCCCATCACAATCTTACTTTATTAAAATCGCCATAATGAGTTGTTGATATTTCAACATCACATGGAATAATCAATTGATAATCTCTCTTTAATGTGCAATATGTATTGAAATCAATAGGTCTTTCCATTTGAATCTTTAATGCCTTGGCATATCTTTCGTAATCATTTTCTGGAACTTCAAAGATTAATTCATCATGCTTCTCTCCCAACCAAAATAAATTAGCATCACCAGCAAACTCTTCGTCTAAAGTAATAGCTGCTCCTTGTACTAAATGAGCTACTGTTCTTTGTGGTATATTCGCATATCCCTCTCCAAATAATTCATCTCCCATTCTACCATTGAATAATCTTACTCCACCAAATGGATCTATTAGAACTCTAGTTGTCTTAAGAGCCTCTTCTATCTCAGCATGAAATACATCGTTTAATAAAGGAGATGCAGCATTAAATAAGTCTAACATCTGCCCTGCTCTCCATTCAGATATGGTCATAGGTATATCGAATTTCTGTGCATCAGTATTAAACTCTGTCATGAATCTCCTCTTGCCCATCTTATAGTTACCGGCATGACGAGTCTTCTTTCCACAAAATCTTTCAGGCCCATCTTTTGGGAGTTTATCAATAATAGGATGCTTGAAGTTAGATGATAGTTCTAGTTTTTGTGTATAACTGAAAATTAATCCTGCCGTTCTCCTATGAATATCAACCTTATCAAAGGCCTCTAACAATTCCCAATCCTTTGATAATACTGCTACAATTCTAGCTTCTGCTTGACTAGCATCAGCTTTAATCATCACTTTACCTTTATCACATACTAACATAGACTTAATATCTTTAGCTAATCTACCATGTGCCGCTATCGTATGGAACGGCAAACCTAATTTCTTTGGTCTAATTGGTTTCTTTAAGATGGATGTAGATGATCTACATGTTTCGGTAGCTGATATGTTATAACTCGTCTTACAACGGCCATCGTAGTCTGGTACAAAATTAATATATCTTGATTTCTGATCTCTGATTCTCCGTTCCTCTAGTAAATCAGTTAGGATAGCGGCACGATCTTTCTTTTTAGTCTGTCCAAGTAATGCTACTACCACATCCTCAGATGTAGGATTCTTCTTACGCAACTTGAATTTCATTTCTTTATATAGTAATTCAAATACTTGAGGATAGCTCTTGACATTTATATCATGTCCGACTTGCTTTATGAGACGCTCATGAGTTTCCTTTTGCATCTCCGTATATCTAATTCTTAATTCTTTCTGCCGCTCTAGGCTTACCGCGAATCCATTATTCTCCATCTTCAAATAGAACTTATGTTTCTTCATCATGTAGTTGTAATAATAATCAACTAGAGGCACACCAAATCTATCACTCATCTCAATTAAATCTTTCTCCTGTTCTTCATCTACTTCATACTCAACTACACAATCTTTACCATTATATTTTAACAATTGTTCTATAGGCTGTTTGCCTAACTTAAATTCCTTACCTTCTTCTTTATAGTAAGGTTCTCGTGTCCATAGAGATGATACTACATGCAGCTTCTTTTCTGGAAGTTCTGGAAAGATAACTCTGGTCTTAATCAATGTATCAGAATATACGGTAGGACATTTAAATCCTATAAGACTTAACTTAAATTCATCATATTTAAGATTATGTCCTATAAGTTTCAATCTTCTTAGCTGACGATCAATCTCCTTCCAGCATTCATCAAGTTCATTATCGCCCATATCGGTGAGGTGATGTCGTCCAATTTTGGATAGAAGAGGTATTGATATAGCATGATGTTTATTAAAAGCAAATCCAATACAAACAGGAACACAATTAATAGACTCAATATCCATCGCAGCTTTGTCAAGCTTCTCATACTCACGGAAAAATCTGAATAGATCCAGTGAATTATGCGCAATGTCAAGTCTCCTATCAGGTAAGACTAATGATCGTGTCTGTGACTCCTCGATAGCCCTAAAGATATCAGCCTCAATTAACTTGAGATATGTCCAATCTAATCCACCTTTAACCTCTTCACCTTCTGATCTACTATATAATGCGGCTGGATGTATAGTAGGAACTACCTTAGTTATTCCATTTTTGGCTAACATGATAGAGCCGCGATAATTTAAGATACCAGTATAACCTGTAGTTGCTTGTAGTGCCAGATCACCTATAGCTAATATGCACTTAGGCTTGAGTCTACTTATCTCATTCTCCCATAGTTCCTCAATTGATTTACCTATATCAACTCCAATCAAGTGTAGTTTAGTCAAGTCATTTAGTGGAGGACGATACTTGATCACATTGGTAATGTATATATTACCTCTCCGAATACCAGCCTTTGCTAGTATTTCATTGAACATCTGGCCGGTAGGTCCAACCATTGGTTGACCTTGTTCATCTTCATATTTCCCTGGTGCTTCAGCTATAGCCATTAAATCTGGTTGGAGAGAGCCTATTCCTCCTATGTAATTAGGCATACTGTCTCGTATTTAGTTATTAAATGATCAATCTCTTTCAAGTCAATTGGCATCAATCTCACTCTCATCAAGCTTACGTTGCCGCTCTCGAACGTAAACCAGTGCGTCTTTAGCGTATTTAAATTTCTCCATTTGTATTTTATGGGTCTTAACCCAACTAGCTAACATAACATCTTCACTTATGGAACCTAGGCTACGTCTGAGAGATCTAGCAGTATCTCTTAATCCCCAATTACGATTGTCTTTTAACTTATTAGCATGATAATTATATGTCTCAACAGCTCGTGAAATCCATTTGTGATGTCCATTGCTACTCACATTCTTTCTCTCCTCCCATTTAGATTACTTACTAGATTAAAAGAAAAAGTGTGGGATGTTCCAGTGATTTAGGAAAATCACCTGTCTTATTTGTTCTGTTGAACTTATTCGACAGCATCCCACAACAGCTATCTAGCTCATAGGTCTGAAGTCTTGAATATCATTGAATTCATTACCTTTATTGGACTTACCACGCTTGATATAGACTTGTAACTTACTACCAATAGTCTGCCTAAAAAGTTCAGTACTCAACTCATATCCCTTAGCAGGATCATAGGGGAATCCAAGTGTCTTCCACAAATTCTTTCCAAAACCTAATGCTTTCTCGTTGAAAAGCTTCTGTGGAGTAACACCTTTTGATGGTCCATCCAGAATCTTGAAATAGAATAGACAGTTAGTAGACTGATCAGTATCAGCCGGCTTTTCTGTATAATCCACAATCTCAACTGGATACCAACCTGGTTCTGCTAAATCTCCCTTTTTCAGATCGTCTGGTGTGAGGATTGCTCTCATGGTTAAACCTTCCATTTCGATTGTTGTGGTTCGGTTGATTGGAATGGATTAGCAATAGTGTTAGCGGCCGGCTTAATACCTCGTTTCTCATCAATTAAACCTTTCCATACTTCATAGAATAGTTTATCAGTTATATCAAATTCTTTAGCATAATCACCTAACAGCGGAGACTTAGCGAATTCATCTCCTACTGATTCAGTGCTAACTATATATCGTTTGGATGATTTACCAGTAGCTGAATCCCAATTAGCTTGCTGGTTGAAATGATATATCTCAGTGAAGCTACCTGGTACTATACCGGCTACCTTAGCTCCATAAGATACGATAGAGTTAACTTTACTGACACGCATTGAACCACCACCACCTTCTACTTTAGTAGTTGGTAATGGATGCGCTGTCCATATGACATGACATGGGAGCTTACGACTGATATCAATACACTGTGCTACTAATGATGTCTCTACTTTATATTCATCCCAATCAGGTAATACATCTTTAATATTCTTATGAACTGTCTTAGCTTTACCAAAGTTAAGTGACCATCCTACTGTTGATGTAGTCATGAATGTAATAGAATCATTAATCATAGCCACATAACGGCAATCAGACACTAAGTCTATTAATTTGTTTAAGTAATCATGTGGGTTCTCACTACTGTATACATCAAATGTAATGTTATCTAATATTTGTTCAGCTTTATCACCGAATCTAGCTTTAGTGAAATAAGATGGAAGTTCAACTGGACTCTTCTTATCCCAATACGATAAGTAAACTGGACCAAGTAATGCAAAACTAGCAGCGGCAAGTGTTTTACCAAATCCAAATGGACCTTTAAATAAGAAACTATTATTACCTTCTACTTTGATATCACTGGCTCTTGGCATTCTGCTCGTCCTGTCTGTTTGATGCTTTAAGAATTAATTCTACTCCCTTAAATATTAAACCATTTTGAACTACACCAACACAGATTCTTGTTAATTCATAATGAGAACCAGGAACTAAAGTATATAAATAATTTTTTAGATTCCATAATATTGTCTCTTGAAGTACATTTGCATATGTAATTGCATCTACTTCCAATGTTGGTGGCCATTCTTCAAGTGATTGACCATATGTATTATTCATATAATTTCTAAGTTCTCTAGCTGTCATATTAATTATCATGATTTTCTATCCCATCTCCCTTCCACTTCAGATTCCCCTTGACACATCTTATCATCTTTACTATCTCCATTAACATCTCTAGTCCCTTGACATCCCCATCTACTACATCTCCAATAAGTACCAAATTTACTATGAGCCGGCTTCATTTTAGCACCACAGTCAGGGCATAAAGTATCTTGAATTATATTACTCATTATCGTCTGTACAAAGTTCAAGTGTATTATTTCTGGGATCATATAAATAACCAGTTATAGTATATAAATCGTCACTTTCTGGATCATATATTAACACTTCAGTATCGCTAGGCCATTTACTAGATTGTAATTGATCTATCAATTGTTGAATCGTCATATTTCATCA